ATTCCGTACTCTTCCATCATGAAATCAAACTCAAAAGAATTTTTAGAAACCTTAACCTGGCCACGCAAAGATTTAGACAATTTACCGAATGTATCTTTACGCATATTTTTAAGGTTATTTCTGCTTTCCTTAATAACAGCGTTTTTAAACTTTTCTAGTTCTTTGCGTACTTCAATTAACCTTTTGCTTTCTTCCATTGCGCTTGTTCTACTTTTGCCTTATCACTTTCAAAATCTAATTTGGCTAAACATTTAAGAAGTTGTAACTCCGTAATTTCGTCAAATCTTCTAACATCTCCGTTAGCGAGTTTATCGATTGAGATATACCAGCCCCACTTAATGCTGAATTGTGTTTCAATGCTGAAGTCATCGTTTTCGTTCGCATCAGTTTGTCCAAATAAACTAGGGAATGCGTCAATAATTCTACTTCTAAACTCCAAAAAAAAACCTTTGCACCTAGTACAACGTTCAACGGTGCGCTTTTCATTACTTCTGCATACGTGTTTGAGCCTTGATATGGTTCTATATCGTAATAATCTTTTTTATTCTTTACAATAGGTCTGTACATTACTGCCATTGCTTTATGCAAGTCCTTATTATCTTTTAAATTATTTTCTAGATCAATATATTCTCCGGTGCTAATTGTTTCTAAATTCGGAATAAATCCAAACTCTGTTTTACCAATAAAGAAACGATTTACAAATTTGTGTTTATCTGTATTGAATAGGTTAACCATGTGCGAAACAATATCCGCAACATCTGTAAACTTCATAAATTGTACGTTCTGCATAGGTATATTGCAAAACAAAGAAACTATTTTTTGACTTAAAAATTCTTCGTCTGTATTATTTTCAGTTGCTTTTAGGAACTCCTGGTACTGCAATAACGAAACTTCGCTTAAATCACTTGGTAAATTAATTTCAATCTTCATATTAAATAGACTTTTATTTTGTTTTTATGTATCCCTTAGTAAACGTAAACCTTAGAACTCAATCCACCGCTTAATTGATAGCTTACAGCGTATCTAAGCGCATCTAAGCAATTATGTACTAAAATACCATTTGCAAAATATTCATGACAATCTTCAATCATTAAATCATAAACTTGTGCTTGATAATTTTCTCCTACTTCTAAGTGCTTTAGCTTTGCAGTTTTGATGACAGTATTTTGATATTCCTGAATGTCTTGTTTCGTATTCTTTTCCGCATACTGTACAATTCTTTTTAAACATAGGTTTATTAATCCACATTTTTTTGCCATGTTTAACATGCCATTCTCTACCTTCTTTTGATTTGTGCCATTCTTTTGCTTTTTCAATACCTTTAGCATGAAATTCTTTAGCGAAGTCTGGATTTTCTTTAAACCTTTTTTTACCTTCATACCTAAGGTGTAAAGTTGCACTAATAAGATTAAGATTTTTAATATCGTTATTTTGTGAATTGCCGTCAACATGGTGAACATGGTATCCTTTTTTAATTTCTCCATTGTAGAATTTCCAAACTTCAACATGAAGTCTTTTTGTACCTCTACTAAAATACCTTTCACCATCGTACAATTTATATTCTTTTCCGTTGAATATTTGTATTGGTACAATACATCTTCTTTGCTCAATTCTGATATTTTCTTCCATTCTTTTGTAGTTTTAATTTTATGTTCTTTTGTTGAACACAAAGATACAGAAAAAGTATCGAATTGCATCGAGTATTTATTAACTTGTTTTACTCCGTTATTAAAAGTTTTTAACACTTTTTTAAATCCTTTACTTGTCAAAACATAATCACCAATTTTTATTGAGTCTATTCTAACATCTCCTTTATTTGTTGTTATCATTGTTTCACCTACAAAGCAATGATTGTACATATCTATTGGGGTTTTACTTTTACGCTCCAACCAACAATAATTGTTTAACTCTTTTATCATTTCAATACTTTCAGGATCTATAATCAATTCGTAATCCTGAAGTAAAGAAATTCCGTAAATTACTGAGTCTGGTCCTTTGACTGCTCCAACTATATTAAGTTTAGTTTGTAGTTCTGCAATTAAACGTGGTTCTGCGCTATCTGCCACGATTAAATTGCGATTAGCATAGTTTGTATTCAGTTGTAAAATATCGCTTGTTGTAAGATGCGTTTTATGATAGTGTAATTTACAGTAAATTTTCTTGTTTGCTTTGTCTATTGAAGTTTCAACTAATGTAGTGGGATCGTTACTGAATCCAAAATCTTGACCGAATACCGAAGTACCTACATTCTCAAACTTTCCAATGGACCAATTCGTGAATATTACACCCTCTGCTTTGTCTAGCCAACCCCCTAATATTTGATGATTATATTTAGTTGGATGCTTAACTTTCATTTGCTCTATCTCGTTAACAAATGATTCAGGCAAGTGCTTAATGTTATCTAAGTACGTTGTATGTATGTAAGTAGTATCTCCAATCGTTCCGTTAAAACCCTCGCTTATTCCTTTTTCTTCAAAGAATTTTTTATAAATCCAATGTTCCTTAGTACTTGGATTAAGTATTAAAATAACTCTATTCTGTTTTTTGTTGCTACGAATAGATAAATTAATTTTATCAAAGGTGTTTTCATTTGTTAACTCTTCAGCTTCATCAACTATCCAATCCGTTATACCTTGCAATGATTTTAAGTTAGCCGTTTGATCGCCTGAACTTGTTTTAATACCACGAAATAAAATTTCACTACCTGACAACCTATTATAAATTTCTGTTTTGTTAATTAGAAAGTCTTGTTCACGTTGCATCAATTCTATTTTTTCCTTAAACTCTGGAATAATTGAAATATGCGCACTAGTCATTGTGTGCCTTGTGAATAGAATCTTTGTGTTTGCCTCGTATGAAAGTAATGAAGCAAATGAATTTAAAGCAAATGATTTTGAACTACCACGTCCACCCGTTATAATAAAATAACGAGACGTTGAATTAAATAATGGTTTGAATTTATCATTTAGAACTATCAAAGCTGAAAATATCTTTTAACTCAAAATTATTTATTGTGTGTGTAGTGTCAATCGTTTCTTTTGGTTTGCCAAATAAATGTTCTGCCAAAAATATTTGACCTCTTTGAGTAGAATATAAATCTGCAATAAATTTTAGTTTAGCTTCCTCATCTGTATCAACTGAATGATATCCTTTAAGTGCTTTAACTATTAATTCAGTGACTTTCTTTTCTTCTGCAACTGGTTTGCGTCCTGCTCCCTCTCTTGCTCCACCTTTTCCTGCCATTGATTTTTTTTTGTTTATTCAAATAATTAATCTTTGTATTCGTTGTAAACTGTTTTTAGCTCATTAATTATTTTAATCCAGCATGAAGTACAATTAGTCGCTTCTTGTTTTGAATTAAAAACTCGTTTGTACATCCTTAACAATTCGTTTTGCTCACTAGGTTTTAAAGTTGTAACTGGCTTCTTAAAAAATTCGTGTAAATAGTTGTATTCACTTTCTTCCAGACAAAGTGGTTTTGAGTATGGAAACAAATTATTTAACTTTGCTTTTCGCTGATCGCATCCACAATCTTCGCCTAGTATAAACTTCGCTACTTTTGCTATTCCAGTTGCTTCTAAAACATTTTCAACTGTATCTCCTAATCCTTGTGCTTTTTTTCTTGGTCTTCCCATTATTTCTTATTTTTTAATTCTTGATACATTTTGCTTAATTCGTATAAATCGTTCCTAAGCATTCTATTTTCTTCTATAATATGCTCGTTTGATTTCCACAAAGATTTGTTTAAGCGTTTACTTTCTGCAATTTCATTATGTAAATTAATGATTGCATCGTTTATAATTTTAAATATTTCTTTCATTTCATTTCGTTATTAACTCGTTCAACTATTCTGTTTTTGCAGTTTGTCAAAGTTGTATGAATACTCCTTACACTTATTCCAGTTGCTTTGTGTATTTTTCTTATTGACTTTTCGTGTATTGTGTAAACTTCATAAAGTTTTTGATCGTAAAAGTCCCAACTTTGAATTTCGCTATCAATTATTTTATTCAGCTCATTCTTTTCAATATCAAAATTTAAATCATTGTCGCTAAAATTTTCTAAAACTTCAACCCCAACTTTTAATACCTTTGATTTGCTTCTTTGTAAATCGTAAAATAAGTTATGAAGTATTGAATAAATATAGGAAACGTTTAATTTATCATTCCTGATCCAAACATCTTTGTCTTTGTGTGCATGAACTTTTAAATACATTTCCTGAACTATATCTTCATGAAAATCTACTTCGCCAAACGACCTAACAATCCTTATCCAATCGTTATGCTTTTCTGAAACAAGTTTTAAAAGTTCGCTCAAAGTATAAAATATTTATTCAAATGTACAACTTTATTTCTATTTAGGCATTACTCCGCTACATTTAGCAACTATTGCAAAAATAACAACTATTGCTACTCCAAAAATCATTCGCTCAAAGTTTTTACCGAGCGGTTCGTTTCTGTTAAATTTTCTCATAATTTTTCGATTTCTTGTTTAACTTCTTCCCAATATTCAATATGATTATCAAAATATTCTTCTGACATATCACAACAATCAACATCTAATATCTCATCAACTGCAATTAAAGCGCATGTTTTAGCAGCGTATTTGTTTGCTATAAATCCGTCTAGTTCGTCCCATTGCATAGTTGGTTCATTAAACCTTTGCATTAACTCTAGTGCTTTTATTTTAGCTTCCATAAACTAACTCAATTAATTTTGTTAAATCTCTTACATCTCGAATACCGTACAATTCAAAAGTATTTAAATGAACTACCATATCACTTTCTGAAAAATACACTAAAATATCTTTATAAGACCATGTTTCTAATACTTCTTCATACTCAAACTCTAGGTTTTGTAATTGTGCCGCGCTAATCATTGTACTTTGCGTTTAGATATTTCACGCCAATTTGAAGTTCCTTGAGGTGTATCAATCCAATCAAAAGCAAAGTCTATAAAATCTTCAAAACTTTCTATTTCTGAATCCATGTATTCGTAAAAATCATCACAATTTATCCTAAACTCCCTTTGTTCTTGTTCGCTTAGAAAAGCAAACCAATAAATACCTGTTTTCATAATTGATTACAATTTTCGTTAAACCAAATTTCTGCTTGTTCTTGATTTCTGAATCTCTGAATTGGTTCTTTACTTTTACTGTGCTGAATAACAAACCAGCCGTTAATGTACCTAATTTCGTATCTAGGCTTTCTATCATTTTTAATAATTACAACAGTCAAAAATAGAAACGTCGTTATAATTGTGGCAATAAATAGTAAATCAAACATCTTTTTTCGTTTTTTTCGTTTCAAACTCTTGCAATGTCTTTGCAAATTCTTTCAATGTAGGCACGTTTTTTCGCGTTACCCTAACTTGTACCTGGACGCCGTCTTTTATTGCCTTACGTCCCGCGTTACGTTCATTCTTTTTCATATGCAAATATAATACTATTATTTTAATAAACTATTATTTTATAAATATTCTTTAACTATATCCTGAAATTCTGCAAGCGTTCTAACTAAATGATAGTCAAAACCTAATTTTTTAACGCTATTTTCAAACTCAATTTGTGTTTCTCTTTGCTTTCCTTTTTCATCTTTACACTCAATGAATAAAATTTTATTTGGAATAACAACAATTAAATCACTTACTCCGGATTTCATACCTAATGCTTTTTTATACATTTGTTCCCTTGCATTTTTTCCCTCGTTTGGAACGCTAAAAATTAAACATTGTGGATTACTATTTTTTAAACAATAATTGTTATTAAACCAAATTACTATTTCTTGCTGAATTTTTGATTCGTCTTTTTTCATCTAGTAAATTTATTATAAATTCTTTATGCCAACCGTTATTTTTTTTATCGTATTTCTTGCACCATTTTTCTAGTTCAATAATTCCCATACTATTGCTGTATTCATTTGTTACAATGCTTTCATATTTACTTTGATAATTCACAAT